TCTACCTGGAGGACGGCACCTTGCTGGCGTCCTACGGGCAGGCGGACGTGATCGTGGAGAAGTCCGCGCAGGCCATGCTGCAACTCGCACTGGATGTGCAGTTCGCAGACATGGCGGCGAGCGCGCTGACCTTCGGCGATACGAATTTCAGCAACCCCGCCGCGACCACCGAACGCCTCGGCGTGGTCGAGCTGGCGACCGACGAGGAAACCGGCGCGGGCCGCGATACGCAACGCGCGGTCACTCCGCGCAGCCTGAAAAACACCCTTGACACTCGGCTTGGCGCGAGTGCACCGACCGACTTCGGCAAGACCCTGCTGGCGCTCGCGACCGCGGCGGCCTTCCGCACCGCGCTGGCCCTGAAAGGTGCCGCGCTGAAGGACGAGGGCGCCGGCAAGGGTCTCGATGCCGATCTGCTCGACGGCCAGCACGGCGCGTATTACCGCAGCTGGGACAATTTGACCGGCGTACCGGTGACGTTCCCGGCCTCGCCGCATCGCACCGACTGGACCACGCTCGACAATATCCCGGTGACGGCGACGCGCTGGCCGGCCTGGACGGAAGTCAGCGGCAAGCCGGTCACCTTCGCACCGTCCGCGCATTCGCACGCGATCGGCGACGTCAACAACCTGCAGGCCGCGCTGGACGGCAAGGCCACGCCCGCGCAAATCACCGCCGCGTTCGATGCGGCGATCAAGCTCGGGGCGGCCAACAGCACCGCCCGCACGATCTTCCAGTCCGGCGCGCCGCCCGATATCGCACACATCGACTCGACGGGTAACAGCCGCAACGTCCCGTTGCAGATTTCCAATGCCGGGAACATCGGCGCGTCGGCGGTGCTTTCCTTTATTCGTGAGGGTCAGTTCGGCGCGCATCTGGGCCTCGATACCGACAACGTCCTGCGGTTCGGCGGCTGGTCGTTTGGGCAGACCGCCTGGCGCGTGGTGCATGAGGGACTGGCCGAGGTCACCCTGGCCGGTTCGCTGTCGGTCAATGGCGATCCGAATTTCGGGTTCAGCAAGACGCTGCCCGACGATTGTCTGACGCTGCGAGCTTGGGCCGATCTGCGTTTCCAGCGCCGCCGCGACAGCGCCACGTTCGCGATCTGGCACGGCGGCAATTTCACGCCGGCCAGCAAACAGGATGCGCTGGGTTTTACGCCTGTGCAGCAGGGCGGCGGCGTGGGCCAAGCGACCAACAAGCTCTATCTCGGCTGGAGTGGCAGCAAGGTTCGCATGACGGTCGATACCGTCGACCTTGGCGCACTCGCTCTCGAATCGTGGAGCAACGACACGTTCCTGCCGCGCGCGGGCGGCCTCATGAGCGGCGGCATCGATTCGCCCCTCGTTGCGGATAACACGAGCATCGCCACCTATGCGCGCTCCACGTTTCGCGCGCAGAGCAATGCCTCGACGGCGGCGGCCATCTCGTTTCTGCGCGCAGGCGCCTTCGGCGTGTTTTTCGGTCTCGATACCGACAACCGCCTCAAGGTCGGCGGCTGGTCGATGGGCAACGTCGCCTATGCGCTGTTCCACGAAGGCAACTTCAACCCGGCCAGCAAGGCGGACAGCGGCCACCGGCACAACTTCGACACCATCAACAGCCTGATGGAGTGGCTCAGCGATCGGCCGACGCGGGCCGAATTCCCCTGCTCCGCGGGCGAGAACGGCTGGCAGAAGCTGCCCAGCGGCGTGATCTTCCAATGGGGCACCTATCGCCCGAGTGGCCCGTGGTCCGAAGGCACCGGCCCGACGCTCGGCTTTCCGATGGCGTTCCCGAATGCCTGCCAGCACGTCCAGCTGACCGACTTCAATAACAACGTGGGCGGACGCGGCTGGAACCGCTACGACATCAGCGCGCAGGTCACCGGCTGGAGCGCTTCGCAGTTCACCACCTTTCTGCAATGGCCGGGCTCGCAGGACGCCAACAATTGGGCCGGTCTGACGTATTTCGCGGTGGGTTACTGATGGCCTTCTATTTCCGCCCCGCGAATCACGGTTTCTACAGCGATACGTTCCACGGCACGCGCACCCTCGCGGTTCCTGATCCCGACTGGATTGCGCCGTCCGACGATCCCGACGCGTCCGCGCCGCTGATCGATGTGCCGAATCCCGCCTGCACGCTGCCGCCGATCGAGGACCTGATTCCGATCACCGCCGAGCACTACGCCGCGCTGATCGACGGCCAGAGCCGCGGGCAGTTGATTGCGTTAGTGGACGGCCAGCCGACGCTGGTTGACCCTCCGCCGCGCTCGGTGGGGGAGGAGTTGGCCGCAGCCGCTCGCGAGCGCGACCGCCGGCTGGCCGTCGCGGCTTCGACTATGGCACCGCTGCAGGACGCCGTGGACCTCGGCATCGCCACCGATGACGAAACTGCGCGGCTCATCACATGGAAGCGTTATCGCGTTGCGCTGAATCGTCTCGACCTCGCCGTCTCGCCGATCGTCTGGCCCGACGCGCCGGTGCTCTCTGATTCCCTCTCCATCTCGAACGAGGTTTGATCCATGCCGACCGCTTACCACCACGGTGCCCGCGTCCTGGAAACCAGCGATGCCCCGCTGTCGCTGCCGACCGTCTCCACCGCCGTCATTGGTCTGATCGCCACCGCAACCGATGCGGACGCGGACGCCTATCCGCTCGATCAAGCGGTCTTGCTGACCCGTCCGCAGGCCGGCATCGCCAAGGCCGGCACGAAAGGCACCCTTGCCGCCGCGCTGCAGGCCATCGCCGATCAGGTGACGTGTCCGATCGTTGTGGTGCGTATCGCCGAGGGCGTCGATGCGGAAGCCACCACCAGCCACGCGATCGGCGGCACCAACGTCGAGGGCCGCTATACCGGCATGAAGGCGTTGCTCGGCGCCGAACAGCGCCTGGGTGTGCGCCCGCGCATCCTGGGCTGCCCTGGCCTCGATACCAAGCCGGTCACGACCGCGCTGGTGGCGCTCGCGCAGCAGCTGAAGGGCTTTGCGTACGCCAGCTGCGCGGATTGCGCGACGGCGAGCGAGGCCAAGCTCTACCGCAAGGGTTTCGGCGCACGTGAGCTAATGCTGATCTGGCCCGACTTCACCCGTTGGGACACCGTCAAGAACATCGAGACGAAAGCGCAAACGGTCGCCGTGGCACTCGGCCTGCGCGCGAAGCTCGATCAGCAAGTCGGCTGGCATCGGGTGCTGTCGAACATCCCGGTCAACGGCATCCAGGGCATCGATAGGGACGTCTATTTCGATTACCTCACCGAAGGTACGGACGCGGACCTCCTGAACGAGGCCGGCGTCACCACGCTGATCAACCGCAACGGCTTCCGCTTCTGGGGTTCGCGCACCTGTGACGACGGTGATTTTATTTTCGAGTCGTACACCCGCACCGCCCAGGTCGTCGCCGACACGATCGGCCAGGGCGTGTTCGAGTACAGCGACAAGCCGATGCACGCCAGCCTCGTGCGCGACCTGGTCGAGTCTATCAACGACCGCCTGCGCAGCCTGGTCCGTCAGGGGTTCCTGCTCGGCGGCCACTGCTGGTTCGATCCCACCTTGAACGCCACGGCCGATCTGAAACTCGGCAAGGTCGCGATCAGCTACGACTACACGCCGGTTCCGCCGCTGGAAGATTTGACCTTGCGGCAGACCTTCACCGACACCTATTTCGCCGACCTCGCCGCCGCGGTCGCCGCGACCAATAACGCTTAAGGATTCCCTGCATGGCGCTGCCCAAGATACTCAAAAATTTTGATCTGTTTCAGGATGGCGAATCGTGGCTCGGCCAGATCGCCAGCGTCACGTTGCCCAAGCTCAGCCGCAAGATGGAGGACCTGCAGGCGGGCGGCATGGCCGGCCCGGTCAACATCGACCTCGGTCAGGAAAAGATCGAGCTGGCCTTCAGCGCCAACGGCCTGATGCAGAGCGCGCTCGATGCCTATGCGGCGACCTCCGTGACCGCGGTGCAGCTGCGCTTCGGCGGCGCGTATCAGCAGGAGGACAGCGGGCGTTATGACGCAGTCGAGGTGGTCGTGCGCGGGCGCTACAGCGAAGTGGACTTCGGCGAGGGCAAGACCGCCACGCTCAACGAGCACAAGTACACGATGCCCTGTGCGTACTACAAGCTCAGCATCAACGGCCGC